TGCTCGTCATATGACATTTTTAGTCTGTCATAATCCTCCGGGATCCCGAACGACAGCTTGCAGAAGGTAATTATTGCCCTCTTTACGATTTCGTCCAGCTCCTCAGGAACCACGACACCCGCGATGCCTAAATCGAGCTTCGCCGCTTCTATCAGATAGGTCAGCTCAGAGTCGTATGCTGTTGTCTTGATTCTTAGAGCCGTCTTGACCATTTCAAGCATCTTACTACCTCACAAAACGAATTATTTCTTTGCGGCCTTCTTAGGTGCCGCCTTCTTCTCTTTGACTGCCTCTGCCCATCCGAGACTTATAAGAGTGAGGCCGTGATCCGCATCTGCCTCGAACACGGAACCGGCCTCGTATTTCTTTGCCTCGAACAGAATGTCTGCCTTAGCCTTCAGCTTCATTAAGCGATGTATGCAGCAGCCTTGGTCTTGCGGAGGCATCCCTCGGCTCTCATATATCCACCGATTACGAACTGTGCGTTCTTTGCGTCTCTCTCGGACTCGATCATTGTGTCCTGAATGACGTTCAGCACGAACAGCTTCGGGTCAACGACTGTGATCTTTGTAGCAGCGTTATCCTTCTTGACCTCAACGCCAAGTGCAGCACCGGCATTGAATGGACTTCCCTGCTGAATCGCACCAACGATCTCATAGTACGAAGCAGATGGAGCGTAAACGACTGCATTGCCCTGTGTAGCAAGTGCGAGTGCGGCTTTGAGGTTCTCGAATACTGTCGAACCACTTGCCGGAGTTACCTTCTGTGCATTACCAGCATCAGCCAGGATCCTTGCGAATACGTCCTTAGCGAGTGCTTCGCCGATTGAATCAGCAACCTCTCTGACGAGGAATCTTTCCATAGCGCCCTGCGACATCTTTGCCTCTGCATAGGACAGAGTTACGTATGTGTGATAGTCAGCACCAACGAGCGTTACATCAACGCCTGTGATTGACTGCTCTGTGGATGTTGCGCTGTCCATCTTCTTTGTGATTGCAGCCGGAGTCATCTTTGTGACCTTGATAGCCATGCCGGATCTCAGCACGTCAACGTCTGCGAGAATTGGATGAGCCTCAGTTACCTGATCCCAGATGTCCTTGTCCAGTCCAACAGGAAGAGCAAGTCCATCGCCGTATGCGCTGTTGTCTGCAAGGATTGCTCTCTGCTCAACAGTTGCGCGACCTACGAGATTCGCCATGAAAGCGTCTCTGTACTCTTTTGATTCGATTCCGAACATTTCCTTTGTGTTCCTTTCTTCTTTGATTTCCTCAACGACTTCGCCTTCGCCTTTAATGACGTCAGCGACGATTGCTTTGCGCTCTTCGATCTGTGCCTTGATCTGTGCCTTGCGCTCTTCGATTGCAGTGAGCTCTTCCTGGATAGCATCCATAGCCGCATTGTCAGCAGCGGTGTCGATTTCAGCTGCAAGCTCAGAAGAACGTGCCTCGATCTGCTCGATGTCGAGTGCCATGATTTCTTCTCTTGTCATTTCTGACCTCCTAAAAGTTCAGCTTTCGCCTTGATCTTGCGTCTCCTCAGCTCCAATGCCTCAGCTTCAAGTCGCTCCGCTCGAATCCGCTCGATCTCTCCGTCGGTCAGACTCCTGACGCTTATCGATGTCGCGTCATTGGCTGGTAATGAAACAGCAGAAACGTCATACAGTTTACGAACCGATGTGATCGTCCTCGTTGTGATTGTCTTGCCATCATCAGACTTGGTGTCTTTGATGTCATCTGCGTCAACAGTGAAACCGAAGCTCATCTTGTTCGTATATCCTCCGCGGATCTCTTCGTAGAGCTGGCGTCCCAACTCGGTACCTCCGAGATCTGCTTCTATCAACAGGCCTCTCTCGTCAGGTGTGACGGTGAGAGTATTGTTGCTTATCCTGGCGAACACTCTGCCCTCGTGGTCATACTGCATGATCACGTCGCTCATGTCCGTACCGGCGAACGCGTTCGCGTCCACCACTTCATCGAGGCGCCAGTCCTCATCCTCGTACAATGTGTACGGCTCATTGAATGTGCTGGCATATCCTCTGACGATCATATTCTCCGACTCAGCCTCTTCAGCCTTGCGGACTTCCATGATCATATTCCTGTATTCTCTGTCATTCTTCATCGGCATCCTCGTTACCTCCTAACTCGTCTGTCGCCTTATATTCGCCCCTTATAGGTGCAACCTGTCCCGCTCCGTCCGGTAGTGGTTCGAAGTTGAACAGCTCTCTTATCTCATCAATCAGGATCGCGCCTCGGTCTCCCAGTTCCTTCGCCATCTGCACCTTCTGCGTTACGCTCATATACTGCAGCCGGTTCGCACTAGCTATCAGACGCGAGCCCTGTGCGCGTTCCCTCTCGGAGAAGAGCGCCTTCGTTACCGCCTCGCTGAACTGAATCGCAAACGGCTCGATCGCTCCATCGAAGAACGCTTCAAGCTCCTCGCCCCGGGCCTTGTTCTGCAGCACCTCTTCATTCACACCGAAGTAGTTGAACACGTTCTCGCGGATCTGCTTCATCTGATCCGCATCGATAGCGTATGGTTTGACGTCTATCTGTCTGATGTCCTTGTAGGTGTTCGGGAATAACAGGAACCCGCCCGAAGCTGACTCTGTCGAAAGATTCTCCTTTGTGAAGCGTTCGCGTTCTTTTGCAAGGTCGTCTGGCTTCGCAAAGTTCGCAAGCTGAGCCATGAATCGGAATGTCGCCGCGTTCTTGACGCCCTCTTCAATGCCCTGATTCTGTATATGGATAAGTGACATCGTCTCGGTCAGCGGATAGTTGGTTGAGCCGAAGAAGTCATCTTTGTACTGATGCTTTGTCAGCACCGCGCACTTCCTAAACTCGACAGCTCCGATCTGTCCCGATGCGAATTGATACCGGAGCCACAGCTCGCCCTTGTAATCAATCAGAGAACACCGAAGCGGCACCACTGGGAACAAGCCTGTCACCGTCATCTTTTCATCGAATACAGGAACGATGAACGCTGTGTTATTCACATCGAGGATCGTGCTGACTCTGTAAAGGAACTGTGACCAGGTCTGCCATTGGTTCGGGCCCTGCCTCAGTCTCGTTTGAAGCGTCTTGTTTGCGCTGCCATTGACCTCGACCTTCAGCTTGCTGATGTGTCTCGCCCTTGCATCGATAGCAGCTCTCACTATTTCGCTCTCATAGACTGCACCGCCCCAGCTTGTGAACGCCGGCTGATATGCGGTCAAGGTCTGAAAGAGTGTGTTCGCTGCATTCAGTGCTTGCTGTGATTCCTTTGCCTTGTCCGGCCTGAATATCTTGTCGAATAAACTCATATGTTATCCCTCGTTTTGGAGTTGGTACCCAATCTCCGAATACCACTTCTGACGGACTGTCATTGCATCTGCGAGAGCCGCGACTCCGTCAATTCGCGCTCTCTGATTTATCTTGACGAGGCGTCCTCTGCCTCGTTCAATGCTCATCTTTACCGCCGCATTCAGAAGATGCGACTTCAGAAGATCGTTGTCTCCGATGTAAAGAGTCTTGTCTTTTATAAGCCCCTCCATTTCCTGAAGCACGGGCCACAAGTTATCACCCTGATAAACGTCATCGCACTGGAAGCCGTCTGCCTCAAGGTCCTTGATAAGATACTGCGCTGAGTATCTGTCGTATCCGACTTTCAGCGGATACAGCTCCATGTCCTTGATCAACGAAGTCATCCACTCGTGAACATCGTGATTGTCGATGAAGTTGTCACCGCTCAGAGACAGGAAGCCTCGCTGTATAAACGCAGCATACGGGACCCCGTCCTCTGCGGTCCTCGTCTCGAGCTTTTCTGACGGCATCCAAAAGTGAGCGATAACGTTCAGGCGCTTATCCTTCTCGACCACGACAACCGCAGCGGTAAGGTCCGTAGTCTGTGACAGGTCGATGCCCGCCACACAGTAAGAACCCCGCAAGTCATCAAGGTCAATCGGATCTCCGCTGATAGCGTCTATCGTCTGAGCCGGGAGCCATGCGAGGGAACTGTTTTGTTTGATGTTGCAATACTTGCACATGAACTCGGCCTTCTTTGAAAGCGAGCCCTCTGCGATTGCTATCTCTTCGAGCATATAGTCAACAGATACCGAAACGCCGAGGTTTGGGTTTGCCTTCTGAAGCTCGTTGATGTCATTCCACTTGTCGACATCGTCTATCATGTAGAGGAACGGCAACAGCTTGGTTTCCTTACTGTCACCTAACAAAAAACGAGTTGACCTCTTGATCAGCTCGTCATATATTCCGTCGTTGATGTAGCCGGATGTCGTGCAGGACAGGATCATGCCCTCCGGGCGAGCGCCCATACCGGACTTCATGACTTCGTACTGCTTCAGTCCCTTATCGCCTTCCCAGGCCGCAACCTCATCGCATATTGCCAACGATGGATTGAATCCGTCAGAAGTCTTTGCGTTGAACGCGATCTTCTTTACAGAGCTGTTGCTCTCGGGCAGATATAGATCTGACACGCGCTTCTTTGCAAGGCCGTCCATGCTCTTGCCCTTTTGATGCCCTTCACGCGAAGCTTCGATCTCTTCACGCAGTTCTTTCCACTCCGGATCCAGTATAGTCATCTGCCAAATGGCATTGTAAATGATGTCCGCCTGGTCAAACTTCGGAGCAAGGCAATACACCCTCGCACCGTATCCACCTTCCTGGAGCCACGTATATTTCGCAACAGCAGAAGCAAACAAGCTCTTACCGTTCTTCCTTCCAACGACCAGCAGTATCTCGCGGAACTGTCTGCGACCATCTTTGTCAGTTAATCCAAAGATGCAGGAGACGAGAGCCTTCTGCCACAGTGCCAGCTCTATCCTATGCGGTGCAAGCGGCCCCTCGCAGTGGAAGCAATGCTCTTCAATCCACTCTATCGCGTCAGCTGCCTTCTTCTTATCAAGGAAATAGCGCTTTTCTTGCAAGCCCTCGACTATGATCGTATAAACTCGCTCTATCCATTGGCCTACTGTAACCGATCCGTTCCGTATTTGCTGATAGTATGCCCAAATATAGTTATCTTTGCCCATTTCGCACCCGTTATTCTTACCCGCGCGGGGCAAAGTCGAGAATAAAGTCCACACGACGGTCTATAGGGGTACGCCCTTTTTCAGCGAATAGGGGGGCTATCTGATGATTATTTCCCCATTAGATCCAAACGCATATCGTCTGCCCTTGTTATGTTCTTTATGTCTCGCCTTGTGGCACTCCTTACAGAGCGCAACGAGGTTGTTGAAGCTCAGCGAGACCTCGGGCCTGTGTATGTTCTCAGGTGTCAGCTCCTCGATGTGGTGAACTTCCTTCGCTGGCTTATAGATCCCGCGCCTCATGCAGTCCTCGCACAGATAGTGTGCCCTCTTCATGTATTCGTTGCGGCAGTCTTGCCACGCTGCCGAACTGTAGAACTGTTTCGAGAATGCCTGTGCCATATCTGTCACCAACACAAAAGGACGGCTAACCGTCCCTCTGTGTGTCCTTAAGTATTTTATTGTTGGAAGAGCCCGCCGCCGGAATCGCACCGGCGAGGTAACTATGACGGGCACGATGCCGGGAGAACCCCGGCCTCAAAGGAGACTCATAGAATGAGATGTTTGACACTCTTTCTGCTTACACTAAACCATGCGTATATAGTCTATTTCAATCTACTCTCGACTATAGCGAGTGCTCGCCTATGCACAAGGTGTACTCCTTGCCATGAATAGTGCAGCAGGATGCAGATCTCTTCCCACTTGTGGAAATGGATATATCTCTCAATGAGTACATCCCCCTCGATGCCGTCGATATCGTGTATCACCTTGAACACTTCCTGCCTTGCCTGGATCGCGTCATACTCTGCCAGCTTCCACGCTTTCGCCGCTTCTGCAAGTCTGATCGCCTTATCCTCTGTAGGCTTTGATGTCCCTGATCCGTGCGGCATCCCATCGTTATCCGATGGAGATCTTACCGCATCGATGAGCACCATCTCTTTTTCATACTCCGCCTTGAGCCGTTTGGCCCTGCGGTCAGCATATTCATATTGTTTCAGAAACTCTTTTGCTTTCATTCTGCAGTTTTCATATTCTCCTTATATGCCCCACATAGGGCGAAGCGTGGTTCGAAAAAGGCTGATAATACTTAGAAAAGGAATATAACGTATGCCTCGCCCTATGCTATGCCAATGTTATTTCCACGGACAATCCGTTCGCTTACAACCTACTTCGGTCTGTATGCACTTGTGGTCGCAGTCTGTCACAGCGTCTTGAAATTCATCAAGAGCTTTGAAGCAAACTGTCGGATTGCAATCATCTTCATATTCGCAAGACTTATAATATCTTCCGTTTCTGCACTTTGGCATATCCGTCTGCGGAGTATCGGCTTGTCTTATCTTATCAAGCACTTTGCTCTCAAGACCTTCCAGAAAACTTATCTCTTCCGCAGTTTCGTCATCGTATCTCCACTTTTGTGCGGATTTTTTCGACAGCAAGGACATTGATATGCCGTGATAAAACTGTTGGTATTCTCTTTTGGTAAATTCCATTGTCATATCCTTTCTGCAAATTGCCCATTATGAATGTATTCGTTCATCGCCCATATCAGAGCGGTTATCTCATAAGCGTCAAGATTGATTATCGTCCTCGGCCTTTCCTCGGTCTGATGCGATGCGTAGTGTGCTTTACGCAGTACGCTACGGCATACATTCTCAAGGCCATCGCCAAGATTCCACGCATCACTCATCACTCGCTCCTTTCCCATCCACAGAACACGATGTCCTCGCCTTGAAGCACCCATCCGTCCGTGGTCTTTATCAGCCTGTAATCGCCTTCTTCCAATTCGCCTCTGAACAGAACTCCGCTCCTTTCCGTCTTTGGCTCGGTCTTGCACACGCTCATAGCGTCTATAAAGCCTTGTTTGTACGCTTCTGCAAATGCTCGTTTATATTCTTCAATCTGTATTTCCTCTTTTATCGTCATCACTCGCTCCTTTCCTCTCTCCACTTGCACTCGCCTCTGAACCGCTTGCGTATCTTTCCGTTCCTCTTTGAGCAGAACACCTTGCCAGTCCACTTGCCAGTATGGTCGTACAGTCTGTGACTCCACTTGCACTTGTGGCAGTCTATGTATCCTTTAGGCATCGCTACTCCTTTCCGAGTTGTTCGGTTTTTCCGAATTGTTCTCGGTATTGCGATTTGCTATTTCTACAAGCCAATCTGCCACAACAGGATGCTCATTGATGCATATTTTCAAGTTGTCAAGAAACACCTTTGCTTCCTCGTTTGTCATCACTCGCCCTCTCTTTCTCCGTATGAGCAGAAGTCATCGTATTTTCTAACACCCGCTACTACCAACTTGTACATCGCACAGAGTTCCATATCCTTGTACTTACACTCCTTGCATCTGACTATATCTATGCTCGGTGCTTCTTCGATATCTTCCCAATATACAAGAGTGCCACGCTTGCCGTACCTTATCAGCGCATCTGCATCTATCCACCTACTCATCGTCTGCTCCTTTCATCCTTGCTCCACACGATGGGCAATAGTCATATCTCGCCCTGTGATGTGCCTTGCAATTTGAACATTCATATCTATAGATATCTGAGCGTAACACATTCTGTATCCACTCCCCTTGCGGTCTGTCTGCCTTGCCTTTTCCGTATCCACTCTTGTACGCTGTGGAGTATACGCTTGATAGGTCAACAGCACTCGGTCTGTCTGCGGATGGAAATGTATCAATCCATTTCTCTACTCTGCAATCGCCCTCTTCCGTAGACATCGAGCAGTCCTTGCAAGCAATGCCATAACATAGGTCTACTTGATATCTATTCAGCATTTCTCTGCCGTTTATTAGGTCGCTCATCGTCCTTCTCCCTCAATTCCATATACATCTGTTTCTCTCGCTCATCTGCTCGGCTTGCCATAACTAACAGGCTG